CTTGTATTGAATGTTTTTGGTATTACATGGGGAGTATCATTTTTTGCTGTAGTGTTTGCATCCACAGCCTTTTACGGAGTATCCACCATACAAAATGGTATCTTGATAGATGTAACTTGGGCTTTGGTGTCACAATTTATTACAGCCACAGTAGCTTTCTATATACGTTTCAGAGAGCAGTACAAGTTAAGACAGCAAATTAAGAAACAGTTCGAACATTACTTAGATCCACGACAAGTCAAAGCTTTGCAACAAAATCCTAGACTGTTGAAGTTAGGTGGTGAGAAAAAAAGATGTACCTTTTTATTTACAGACGTGCGAGGATTTACAGCGATGAGTGAAACTATGGAACCTGAAAATGTAACTGCAATTATGAATATGGCTTTGACTATACAATCTGATGCAGTTAAAAAACACGGAGGCATGATAGACAAGTATATAGGTGATGCTATGTTTGCTATATTTAATGCACCTATAGACTTAGATAATCATGAACGAGCAGCCGTTATGTGTGCTAAAGAAATACAAGATAACTTTAAATCTTCTGATGTTGGAGTTGAAATAGGAGTAGGAATAAACACTGGTGAAGCCGTGATAGGTAACTGTGGGTCGTCCACTAGATTTGATTACACAGCTATTGGTTCTGCTGTAAATATAGCTGCTAGGTGTGAATCAAGTTGTAAAACAGTAGGGGTTGATTTAATAATTGCAGAGGAAACTGCAAAAAATTGTGGTTTTGAGCTAAAATCATTAAAACCAATAGAGGTAAAGGGTATAAGTAAACCTTTAAATATATATACATGGGATTAAAACTATCAATAATATTAGGCGGACTGTTAGTAGTATCAATTGTCGGATCAGCTTGGTACATAGATTATCAAGCAGATCAGATAAGCACCCTCAAAGGCAATCAATTAATCTTAGAAACAGAAATACAAAAGCAAAACGATGCAATAGAAAAACATTTAGAACAAGCAAAGCAACAACAACAACAAATGAATACACTAGCCGCAGAGAATAAAAAAGCTATGGAAAATGTAAACAAATTACGAAAAACTTTTGCAAACTTAGATTTAGATGAGTCTGCTTTAGCCAATCCAGAAGACATGCAAAGAAGAATAAATAGAGGTTCAGCAAGAGTTATGGCTGAATTAGAGAGATTGAGTAACCCAGAAAAATCGAATGAGAAATCTAGCACTAATTAGTTTTATAATTTTATTGGCTAGTTGTTCTACTTTTCAACAGGCCGTCAAACCTGTACAAGTCAAAACTATAGCCGAAAGATCACCTATATATCATCCGCCTTTGCCTTACCCTATGAGTCTTACTAATGTAGATTGGGAGGTTTTAACGCCCACTACTATGCAAGAGTATTTAGATAGTTTGTCAGCAGGGAACGCACCACCAAGAGCTTTCTACTCCTTATCAGCTAGGGAGTATGAGAATCTATCAATGGACATGGCAGAAATAACTAGGTACACAAAAGATATACTGGCTATTATTAAATATTATAGAGAGTTAGATAAACCACAGGAAACTGAAGATGAGTAAGACCCCAGATGAATTTGTTTATAGAGCTACACTTGATCGTATAGTAGATGGTGACACATTTGATTGTATCTTAGACCTTGGTTTTGATGTAAAACTGCATAAACAAAGAGTTAGGCTCGCTGGTATTGACACACCAGAATCTAGAACAAGAAATTTAGAAGAAAAGGCTTTAGGTTTAAAAGCTAAAGAAAGACTGAAAGAATTATGCGAAGGCACATTTAGGATTAAATCTTTAGGTAAAGGTAAATATGGCAGAATTTTGGGCGTACCTTATACGGCAGATGGTGAAGATGTTTGTCAAAAGCTTATCAAGGAAGGACACGC